ACTATTATCCGTTAGCTTGGTAGCCGTAATCATAATTAACTTCTTGGCGAACCAACAGCTGATGCATGACCATCTGCCATTGTAATTTTATCGTCTGCTGCTTTTTCAATAATTACTGTATCGCCTGCTGCATGTAAATATACTTGACCTAATACTGTACTATCTAAACTTCTTATTTCAATAGATTGAGTAGCACCAGTTGCTGTACATCTAACAAAATGAGCACGACCAATATCATTAAGTGATGGATTGTTTACCACCGAACCTTTTGCTATTACTGTTGACATTATTTGTCCTCTCCTAATTTTTCGATTACTTCTTTATCAAAGTAATCTTCTATTTGTTTAACTTCTAAATTATGTATAGCAGCAACTTCTTTAATTGCGCTTTCAAATCTTTCTACAATATTGCCTTTAGCTTCTTTATAGAAACTAAAGACATCTTTTACTGTGTCTTTCATAATAGGTGAAAGACTATTATAACTTTTTGAATCTATCAATAGATTCTCTTTAACTATTCTACTCACCTGCATTGACATCAACTCCAACCATGGTATCTGCTGTACCATCTTGTGTTAAGTCAAGTTCTGCTTGACCATCTTTAACGCCATTCATAGTTTGCACTTGTCCATCTCTTGTAAAAGTTCCTATATCAGCTACTTCTGGTTTAGGGTCACTATGTGCTTCTGCTTCAGGTATTGGAGTATTTTCGTTATTAAACATATTACTCGCCATATCTTTTCTGTGATTATCTAACGTTGATCCAACTTTAACTCTTAAAGCATCTTTAAATGCTTCACCAGCACCAGCGTTGTCGCCTGCCGCAAGTTTATCAACGAAACTTTTTACTTCTTCACTCATTGTTATTTCTCCTCATTTTGTATTTGAGCCATGGGATTTTGAATAATACCATCATCAATTTCTTTTTTGATTTGTTTATCCATTTCTTCCATCTCTCTATTGCTTTGTTTTAGAACATTTTTTCTTATGTATTGTACAGAATAAAACTTACCAACGTAATCTCTCATCTCATTTGCCAACGCTAGTCTTTCTCTTGCAAGTTCAGCGTTTTTAAGTTCAGCAAAGTGTCCATCTTGTATGAAGTCATACTGTATACAATCTTTGACTACGTGCCAGTCTTGTTCACTAATAATACCTTTTAACACTAACTGTGTTCTCATAATATCATTAAACAATTCTGTAAATTTCTTTCTTAACCTTTGAACAAATTTAGTAAATTTTAATTCATCTCTAGTAATTTCTGAGGCTCGCCCCATGTTAAATCCTTGAGAAGCTTCTAATCTACCAACAGGAACATTTAGAGAACGATATAGTTTCGCTCTAAAATATTCAACATCAGTCATCTCACCTAGATTTTGACCTCCAGGTAAAGTTGTTATGTCAGTGCCTCTTCCACCTTCTCTACTTGGTAACCAAAAGTCTTCAAGCATTGACATGTAATTTCGATCATCTCTGATCTCACCTGTGTTGGCGTCATATACTAATTTATTTCTGTATCTCGCCATTACGTCTCTTAAATATTGTTCGGCTTTTACTTTAGGTAAATTACCAACGTCTATTTTAAAGATACGTCTTTCAGGTGCTCTTGCTATTCTATAAATGACCACTGCGTCTTCAATCATACGCAATTGGTTTGTAGGTTTAATCGCTTTGTGTAAGTATGATAAGACCATGTTCTTGTTCTGATCTATTTGACCTGACGCACAAAATGCGACTGTATCAGGCGCTATCTTAATACCACCAGTACCGGTAGTTCCTGATATACCTCTATCATTGTATAAAAAGTATTCAATATATTCATCAATAACAGCCATACTATTCATAGCAGATGGACTAGGAACATCAGGTCTTTTCTTTCTGACTTCTCTAATCTTTTTAATTTTTCTAGGATCAATATATTTTAATTCAACGATACCTGCTTTAGGGTTATCTCTATCAATAATTTTTTGATAATATACACGACCATCAACGTACCATCTTCTAAAGATGTCGTGGCCTTTTGTATTGAAGTTCATTAATCTTAAAACTTCTTGGAATTCGTCTTCTATTTTTCTTTGGATTTCTCTTCCGTAAGGTAGTTCATTAAAGATAACTCTCACGGCGTCTTTCAATTCATTCGCAACAATTGCTTCATTAACGATATCTTCAATCGCCATATCACACTCTGGGTGTTGTGCGATCTCTCTATATCTACGAATTAAGTCCTGCTCTGTTTTCGCAGTCCCTTCCATGTCCAAATAAGAACCAAAGTGACCTCCTGCCGCTACGGTTTGTGTTCCGTCATCAGCTTGTGAAGTTGTAAAACTTTGTTTTGGGTCTGCTTTCTTTGTTAGCTTTGTAATACTAAAGCCGAATAGTTCCGCCATAATTTATTTCCTTTGTTAATAACACTTATACTTATACAAGTTGTTAAAAGGGGGATTTTACTCCCCCTCTTATTAATGTTAAGTAGTAGTATTTGATTCAAAGTATTGATATGAAAAAGTCACATCAAATGTTTCAATCGCATCAGTAGTTTCGTAGTCTAATGGAATCCCACCAACTGAAGTAGGGAAAGCCCCTCTCAGTGTATAAGATTTTATAGTATTACCGTTTCTATCTAAATGATCTAGGAACGCATCAACCTGATAGTCAACTGGGTTAGTTAAACCTTCGTTGTCAGTCATGTTATTGATACCGTTCTGCCATCTTTCAAAAGCATTCTTTACTTTGAAATTTGTATCATTGTAAACAGTTACAGTCCACGCATCTATTGTTCTATCTCCAGCAATCTTTATATCTCTACCTCTGAACTTTACGTCTATTGACCCAACGGTCATAGCTGGTAAAGCTGTAGATTTACATAAGAAAGCCATATCTTCTATTTCGCCACCAACACTTGCATAGCCAGGAAAAGGTAAAGTTACCTTAAACTGATTGGCTCTAGCGCCACCGCCTGCAAGTTTAGCTTTGAAGTCATTAATGTTTGCCATTTTTTATTTCTCCTCTACTAACCTGCTACTTCGTCAAACGAAACGCCGGTTCTTGTTGCGACAAAAGATAATGTGATAAAGTTGATACTTCTAGCTGGTTTAATAAATATCTCAGCTATAAATTCATTTCTATCAATTACTTCGCCTGTGTTGTTAGTTTCATCACATACTACTAAAAAGTCTGTGATACCTCTTCTGCCTTGTACTTCTCTTAGGAAAGGCTCAACGATATTTCTAAAGTTCGCTCTTGTGAATTCATCATTGAACTCAAACAATTGGAATTTAGAAGCAGTTGAAATTGCCTTCTCTAATACAATAAACAATCTTCTTACGTTTATTCTATCAAAAGCACTTGGAGTTGTTAGACCTGTCTTATCGCCAAACAAGATTGTACCTTGACCTGGGAACGTAGCAACTGGGTTGATACGTGCTGGGTAAAGTTGATCTCTTTGAGCTTTAGTAGGGTTGAACGCTAATTTAACAGCGCCTCTAACAATACCTCTGTTGAATCCAGCTGGTGAAAACCAACTATCAGCAACAGTATCTGTTCTCGCAGAAAGACCTGCCATATCACCGTTTAATGGAACAAATCTGTATATGTCAGAATATCTGTCATATTGGTATTTGTATCCACTATCAAAAACAACATATGAAGACGATCTGATTGCATTGAAGAATCCGATTACGTTTGACATTTGTGTGTTTGAGTTAGTGATATTAACTACATCTGATCTTTGTGGTGAAGCAAATACAACAGCGTCTTTTCTAGTCTCTGCAATAGTGATTAGATTATCAACGTGTGTTGAACTTGAAGAAGGTCCAGTCATAATTAAACCAACATCAACTGTTTCAGCGTCTTGGAATTTCTCGTATGCTGTTTTTAGTTGTCCGTCAGTTACTGCTGATCCTACTGCTCCGCCTGTTAAAGACTCAAGTGTAGGGACATTTACTGCTGTGAAAGTTATTCCAGTAGCAGCTGATCCCCAATTAGTACCTGCAGTATTGTGGTCCATCCAATAAATCTGTGATGATTTATTAAATATTACATCTGCGTAATAATTGTTATCGCCTTGTGGAGTTTTTGCGTCACTTGCTTTTGACATATTAGAAAAAGCTTCTATAACTCTTCCTGGTTCGCCTGAAATTACGCCATCTTCATCAACGACTACTACATGGATCTCATCACCTGAACCGCCTCTATCGGCTGTCCAAGCTGTAGTTCCAGGAGCTCTATCTACTGAATCGTAATATCTCCATCTTCTTTTTATTTTACTATCATCTACTATCGCTCTCTTTAAGCCGCCAGCACCTCTAGGGTGTTGAACGAACTCTAAAGTTTCGCCTGAAGCAGCAATAGCTGTTACTCTGTAAAAGTCTCCGTCATCATAGTCGTCTGTACTTGCTGTTGTAGAAAACTGAATAATATCTCCAACATTAAATACGTCTGATTCGTCAGTTGTAACAATAGTATCTCCTACTGCCGCAGCTGCGGTATCAACTAATGAAGTTGAGATTGATTCGTAAGCTGTTGCAGATGGACAAGTTGATACTTGTAAACTGTTTCCATGTGCGCCAGCAGTTCTAGCAGCAAAAGATCCGACTGATCCTTGACCTGTAGAGTAGTTATTTTCGTAATCCTCAGTATTTTTTATTAAAACACCTGTTCCAGATGTTGAAGCATTTAATACTGAAGTATTTTGGGCTCGTACTACACGCAAAGCATTACTATATTGTAAGAAGTTAGCCGCTGTAAAAAAATGCTCAAAGTTTGTTGAGTCAGGTTTTCCAAACGTATCTACTAATTCTTGTTCACTAGAGATTGAAACAATCTCATCAATTGGACCTTTACTAAATTGTCCTGCAACTGCACCAATTGAAGTTGATACTGCTGGGATAATGTTAGTTAAGTCTCTTTCTTGTACGAGAACACCGGGTGATACTTGAAATGCCATAGGTTAATTCTCCTGTTTAAATTTAAATTTATCAAAATTCGTAAGTTTTCTTACGTCCATAGTCAAACATTTTATCATTGTAGATATTTATAATAGTCTTAATTTACGGTTATTGACCTTTTCTTACAACAGGATACCATCTAGTCCCATATTCATCTATGGAATCTTCATTTGTGATATCATCAATTCCATTATCTACAAATCCGAATGGGGCCATGTCTTGTTCTAATAGTTTCTGTTGTTCTTCATACATCTGGTTTCTGATGTTTGAGTCTGATAATTCTTTAAAGTAAGGTTGATTAGATAACCACCCAAATATAACTAGACACATAATCAAGTCATCATTACAGCCTTCTT